CATGCTCCTACTTCTTTTAGTCTTTAGTCTTATAGTCCTTAGTAATACGGCCTAGGAAACCGGCGTCGGTTTTTCAGGCCCCGGTGACTGAGTTATCCACAGGCTGCGCTGAGTTATCCACAGGGTCAGGGCCGAAGTACCAAGGCGTATCGGTCACCCTGTATTCGCTGTTCCATCTGCCGGCGTCATCCTGAGTCCTGATCAGATCGAGGTAGCCCACTTGGATCAGCTCGCGCAGGGCTGTGCGGATTGCATCCCTGCCCTCGCTCGTGGCGACCATGAGCCGGCGGCTACTGATCTTCCAGTCCGGTGGTTGGCTGAGCAGGTAGGCGAGCAGGCCGCGTGCGCGGTAGCTCAGGTGGTCATCACGCAGGATCCTGTTGGGAATGACGGTGAATGACGCTGGGGCCTTCGGCCCGTGGATGATCACTTGCCACCGCCCAGGCGCTTCTGGATCGCGTCCATATCCTTGGGACGCCACAGCCGCCACTCTGCCCCCGCTTCCTTGAGCGTGCGTCCCCACTGGTACTGGGGGTCACTGAGCGCCCCCGTGTCGGTCTTGAGCTCCGCAAAGATCACCCCGCGTCGGTGGTGGGCAAGCACTAGATCGGGGAAGCCCACGTCGCCAGTGATCGGCGTGAGCCACCTGTCCCCCTGCTTCGCCGGCCGCGTGTGCTGGACCAGCCACCCGAAGGTGTGCGCGAGCTGAACCACCTGGGACTGAAACGCCGCCTCACTTTGCCCCACCTGTTCCCCCCTTCTCCTTTTCCAGCTGCGCCTCACGCTCGGCGTTCTCACGCTCAATCCGCGCCCTGGACAGAAGCGACGCCTCAATCACCTTCGACTTCTCAGGCGTGAGCTCGCTGAACTTGGCGACCTTGAACGTGGCGAGCGCACCGTTCACGATTTCCTCGCCGTGGTCCCTGACCATGCGGTCGTAGAAGTCCTTGCCGAATACCGATTCGTAGTGCGGGGCATCCTCTCCGGCCTTCTCAGCCGCTTGGCGGGCTTTGTCCACCGGGTCAGGTGTCTTACCTATGGCAGACGGCAGAGGGGCCTTAGATCGCTTGTGAGGCTTCTTGCTCTGCTTCACCCACAGTGAGCCACCCACCAGGCGCATGCCAGCGTTTCGCAGGGCGTCCCCGATCAGCTCCTTGATCGCGTCACGCTTGCCGGGCTCAACGGAGCCGTAGCCGGGCATCTTGGTACCCAGCAGGTGAAGCCAGATCCAAAGCCCCACCGGCTGCCCCTGACTGTCAGTGACTATCACCGGCTGGCCACGGTCGTCGTAGCCCATGGGCTCCCACCACCAATCGGGGTCGGCATCCTGAAACGCCTTACGCACCCAGATGTGGCTGAGGTAGCGCAGATCGACCCCGCCCTTGGGCAAGGTCTCGATCAGCTCTGCCGGCGGATCGAACCATTGGTCACCCAACTTGCGTAGCGCCTCATGCCTGCGCTCATCATCGGTCAGCGGTACCAGGCGCACTACTTCTGCCGGCGTCTCGTCGCTCATGCTGCTGCCCTCCATACTCGGACCATGCGCCTGTGTGCGTTGCGCCTAGTGCTCGGTCGGTAGACGCCATCGGACTCAATCAGCCCGTCCCGGCGTGCGTGGTTGAACATCGCGCCCATTGCGTTGGGCTCATGTGTGGTGACGCCTATGGGCTCAATCAGCGCCCACACGTCATCTGCGGTGAACTCCTGCCCCCGGCCTGCCAGAAACTCAATCGCCCGGCGGGTTACTTCACGCCATTCGCGGTTGGCGCGTTCTGCGACTTCATCGAGGATGCCCTCGAGCTCGTCGAAGCTCATGCTTTCCACTGGTTCCCCCTAGTGAATCGTCCCCGCCAGCCATGCGGCGAAGACGGTTGTGAGCGTGTATGTGAACCACGCCACGACAAAGACGAACAGGACGTAGAACGTCCACAGCCTCATGCGTTCCATCAGTCAGACTCCTCGTAGAGCGTTTCCATGGATCGGCCAAAGGCACGGTCTACGCGGTCCTGCTCCATCTGGAGCTCGAGCGCCCATTCCTCACCGGGATCGGGCTTGTCTGTGTGTGGGTCATTCATAGCGATCTCCCTTCGCTGTTGAGTTGAGGCTACAGACTCACGCGGAGCCACAGCCCCATGCCGACCAGCCGAACCGCTGCGCGACGACATAGGCAACGGCGATCTGCTCTGCCTTTGTTGCGCCCTGGTGTACCCAGCGGTACCCGGTGATTGCCTGGCCGATTCCATAGGTCGAGCGAAACATGCCCATGCCGCCGATGTAACGGCCATGCGGATAGTGCTGCCAATTGCCGGCGGTTTCGCACTGCGCCACGCGCTCGGCCTTGCGCCACTGAACCATTCCAATGCGGCGCTGAATCTCCCATTCCTTTGGCTTCGCGGGCCAGTCCAGCTGGTTCCTCTTGTGCTGCTTGATGCACGCTGCCTTGCTCTTGCCGGTGTGCGCCTGGCACGGTGTGGTGGTGCCGGCGGCAGGCAGGGCTGCCATCCCCAGTGCGGCCAATGCTGCAGCCGTAGCGGTGCGGATCACTGCTTATCTCCCTTTTCTCTTGCAACAGCCTGCCAGCTGCGAAGCACCCCCAGCATGGCAGTGAGGCCCGCCGAGATAGCGGCAAGCCAGAGGTTCGGGCTGCCCTCAGCCCATGTGTCGATGAAAGCCACCATGACCACCACAGCGCCGGTCAACATGGCAATCGTGCTTGGCCCGATCTTCGGCGTCATTCCTCTGACTCCTTCTTCGGGTCGTAGTCCGTGGGCTCGGCCGGCGGGGGCTCGATCACGACAGTGGAGGGCGGGACAATCTCGGGCGCCATGCTCATGACTCCTTGTAGGTCTTCTTCCACGGTCGTGCCGTGGCGTCCTTGTGCTTCTCCTGCCATGCCTTCATCTGCTCATCCCGCGTCTGCTTGCCAGTCTTGTGAAGCCATGGGCCGAACGTCCAGCGATCCCACGTCCCGTCGGGGCCGGCGCGGAATGCGAAGCGGCTGTTGGCCTGAATGCGGATCGCCTGCGTCCAGTAGTCGGGGTTAGCCTTGACGAACTTCCGCAGCTGCTGGTCACGCGCCTCTGGCGTCGGCCAGCCGCCGTAGATCTTCACCCGCGTGTCATCGAAGCCGTAGCCGTCGACTACCGCCGCTGCGCCCGGGGTGCCCACGCCGGGAATGCTGATGACCTTCCAGCCGTCCCCCCAGCTGCGAATGAGGCTGCGGCAACCGTTGCTCGCGTTGCCCTCAATCGTCTGAAAGGTCCCGTCCTTGTTCAGTGCGTTGACAAACCCAACGTGCAGGCCGTCAATGATGAACAGGTCCCCAGGCTTGGTGTTCTTGCTGAACGATCCATACCAGCCCTTGGCCCGGGCCTTGCTGACCATCACGGCGGTCGATGGGCTCATGATCGTCTTTGCAGCGTTGCGGTACTTCGCATCAGCTTCGCTCTGAGCAACGCAGAACGCCACAAACATGGCGCACCAGGGCTGCCCGCCATCGGGCCAACCCCACGGCGCCTGGCACTCATTGACTATGGGGTCGCCGCTCCGGTTGGGCGGTCCTTCCATTGCGCCGAGGTAGTGCGACGCCTTTCGAAGCGTGTATTGGCCGTTACTGATCACGGTCCCCCCTAGGTGTTGTTCACGATGCCGACTGCCACGCCGGTGATTGCGCCGCCGGCCAGAAGCCAGACGACGCGGCTGGTTGCAGCTGCGCCCTGCAGACGCGCACGCCAAAGCTCGATCTCAAACACGCGCCCCTCGAGCTTGCCCAGGCGGTGATTCGCTTCACGCTGAAGCTTCTCCACGGTCGCCAGCGCATCGCGCAATTCCCGTATGTCCTGGCGGATAGTGTGCGCGTCCTCGGGGCTCACTTAGGCGCCTTCGTACGTTCCGGCGTAATAGATAGCGTCTCCGGTTGCCCAAGTAAATGGGACTGTCGCCTGGACACCAGTGATCTGTGCGTAGGTCTGGTTTGTGACCACAACCGTTAGCTCAATGACTGAAGTGGTGTTCAAAACGGCGTGAGCCGGGTAAATACCCGAACCAACGTCGTTAAAATAGGAAGTGACGCCAATAGTTGTGTTTACATTTGCTGCGGCCACCGGCAATGCCGCAAGCATGGTCGTCCCCTTAGTCGCGGAGCTGCCAATGGTGATGCCGGCATAGAACACCACAAGCTTTCCAGCCCGAATGTATTTCGCTTCGAACGTGGAATTGCCCAATGCCCAACCTCCGGAAAGCGTCGGGGTGAAGCTTGTCCAGTCTCCGCCGATGGTCGTCAGGTTTTCGCCAATGGCGTTCATCTGATCGGCGGTGAGTACGTTTCCGGGTGAAAAGTCGGTCTTGGGTGTAGTCCAGGCCACGGCCCCTCCTAGAAATAGAGAAAGTTATTGTCGAGCTGCCCGAGAATTGGCGCGTCCAACGTGAAGTATGCCCGCGAATCGGTGTGTTCGAAGGTCAGGGAAACGGTGTGGCTACCTGGCGTAATCGAATGCTTGATGCCGCTCACAATCAGCGACTCGGTAATGCTGGCAGGACTTCCAACGTCGTAAGACTTCTGAACGGTAACGATGTCGACCAAGTCCAACGCCAAGACGTCGTTCTGATGCGCGACGTCATACGCGGCCAGCTGCAGGCTGACGCCAGTGAACCGCAACACCGGGTTGGCGTGCGTGGCCAGAAATGCGTTCGCAAGATCAAGAACTTCGCCCGTATCGCTGTTGAGCAGATCAAGCTTTGAGTACTGGGATGCTTGGTATCGAGCAATGCTGTCGGCGTCGGATGCGACTTGCACGTTGCCGGCCGGAGACTGCATTTGAATGCTGTTGAACAACAGCTCGTCGCCGTACTGGTTGAGCAATGAGCTGTAAGCAATGCCAGTGCCGTCCTCAGTGAAATCGGCAACAGATGACGGATTGATGTTTTGGCTACGGTCAACGAACGTCAAGACGTTGGCGTGATCCATAAACAGAAATCCGCCTTCAGAAGCCGCCACGCGCTGCAGGTAACTCAGCACGTTTGTCCCCTGCTGTACGTCGTAGGCGCCTCCGCCGCCCGGCGTTCCGCCTAGCGTGCTTTGGCCAGTGTCAAGGGCTCGCGGGCCTTGATAGGCAATCTCCGGACGGGCCAGCGCTGCCGTAATTCGGGCTCCTGAAAGCTGCTCCACCGGCGCCCATGCGGCAAACGTCATGTTCGCAAGCACTGTGAAGTTGTCAGCACACTGCGCGGTCATGCGATTGCCGGGCGTGGTGAAGTCGTAATCGAGATCCCAGTCGGTGATGGTCCCCGCGTAGATCGGCAGGCCGTTTGCGTAGACCTCAATGGGCTGGCGCGGACCTACAAAGGGGTAATACGGCGAATCCTCATTGAGCGGGTCAAGGTCGCGGTTGGGGTCGTAGAACACCACCGATGCGGTGCCGGCGTTGAACTGCTCGGTGTCGCGGTTGCGACCACGGTTGATGATGATGTCCTTGACCATGCTGGTGACGTCCAGCATTTGAATGCCGCCAAGGGTGTCGTTGTCAAGCTGCCCAAACGTCGGCGAGTCAAGCTGGAAAGGCGTCGCAAAGTCAATCGTTTGCTCAAAGCCCACCAGTACCTGAATGGTCGGAAGGCTCATGCCGCTGCGAACGCTGGCCCTGAGCGCCGCTGCGCTCGCTGAATGGCCTCAATAATCTGCTGGCCCACTTGGTCGGGCGTAGACACAAGCCCGGCTTCGATGTTGATGGTGATGTTGCCGAACTCCCGGGACCCGTTGAGCGGGACGACCGCTTCTGGCCCGGCCTCACCAATCAAGGCAAGCGTGGGCTGGGTGACAATCCCGCCCTTCGCCAGCCTAGGAATCTCGGGAATCCTTCCTACCGGGTCGCCACCAGGAATAATCGCGTTGATTACGCTGGAAGCCCCGTTCAGCCCACGAATGGCAGCATTTACGACCTTGATAGCGCCGTTGATAATTGACTTCAGCGCAGTCACCAAACCACTGGCAACGGCCTTAGCGCCTGACACGATCTTGTCGATGATGTAGTCGCCAATTCCTGACAGCGTATCGCCGACGTTTTCGGAAACCAGCGTTTTCAAGCTGCTTGCAAACCCGCTGATTTTGTCCCAGATCGCGCCGGCCAGTCCCGTCACGCCGTTCTTGATCCACTGGATGACCGCGCCGCCGATGGTGCCGAGCCCCTCGACCCAGGCGTTGGCCAGCGTCAGGAGTGCAGTTGGCATCCCCTTGATTACGTCCCAGACCTTCGTGGCAAGCCCGACGACGCCATCGGCGATGCCGCTGACGATTGCCTTGCCGATGTCCAGCGCGGCGGTAGCGATCTTGAGCGGGAAAGCCACAAGCGAGTTTTGGATCCCGTCAAGGACGCCACCCACGACGGTCTTGAGCCCATCCCATGCGCCGCTGAAGTCTCCCTTGATCAGTGCGCTGATTGTGTCGATGACGCCCTTGATGATGGTGAACGCGGCTTCCGCCGGCCCCTTGAGGTAGTCCACGACGACCTTGACGGCCTTCTGAACCGCTTCCCATGCGCCGGTCACGATGTCGCGGAAAGTCTCTGACTTCTTGTACAGCGCAATCAGGCCAATCGTGAGCCCGGCCACGGCAACCACGATTGCCCCGATGATCAGGGCAACCGGGTTCGCAGAAAGGATCATCATGGCAACGTTCAGTCCGATGATGCCGGCGGCGACCACGCCAATGGCTGCAGCGATGGCGAGGAACACGTTGGGGTTCTCCTGAGCCCACTTCGCAAACTTCTGCAGCACCGGCAGGATCTTCTCAACCGCCGGCAGAAGCGCAGCTCCCACGCTCTCCTTGGTTTCGTCCAGGGCAATCCCAAGACCCTTGAAACGGCCTGCGGCGGTGTCTGCAGACGCCGCTGCGTCGCCCTTAAAGGTCTTGCTCAGTACGGCAATGGCTTCCTCAGCCGTCGCGCCGTTCTTGATGAGCTCCTTCATGCGCGGATCAAGAGCGTTCAAGCCCTTGAGGTTTCCCGCATACGCTTTGCTCAAAGCCTCTGAAACCTGCGCGAGAGGCTTCCCGGTGCCGGCGGCTACGTCGAGGGCAAGCCCAAGCCCCTGCTGGGCCTTTTCCAGATCACCAGTACCCCGGGCGAGGATGGCAAGCGCCGGGCGCAGCTCATCGTCAGAAACCGCTGCCGCCATTGAAGTCTGGGTGATGAAGTCCTCAACGGCCTTGACCTGAGTGTTAGTGGCCTTCGTTGAGGTCGCCAGCGTGCGGGCCAGCTGCTCCTGGGCTGCCTGATCCTCAATAGCGGCCTTGGTCGCGTCAAACGCTGCGGCGCCAAGCGCGGCGAGTGCGATGCCGGCGGGCACTGCGGCCTTCTTGATGGCAAAGCCAGCCTTCGCGCCCACGCCATCAAGCCGTTCGAATTGCTTGATTCCACGATCAAGCCCGCGACCGTCGAAGTCGGTCAGGATGGGAATGGTGATCGCCACTAGCCCACCATCCCCTGCACGGTCTTTTCGGCCTGACGGACAATCTCATCAATGCCCTGGGCGATCTTTGGCGCGTGCTTTTCAGCGGTGGGCCACAGCACTTTGGAGTGCCGAGCCCTGATGTTCGTGCCAAGCGGCTTTGAATCGCTCACGGTTTCAAACACCACAGCCGCCGGCGTCCCCTGCGACACATACAAGACCGAGTTCTTATCGCGGCGCGTCGAGGTCTTGACCTTGACCCCGCTACGGACCTTGCCAACCTGCCAGGGGAAGATGCTGAATGCCTTTGGAGTCCATGCCCGGCGCATTCCCGACAGCGGCAGCTGGGGATACAAGCCCTTGGCCTCAGCAACCATTGGAGCAACCACAGCCTTGGCTGCCCGGTTGAACTCCTTGCGGAACTCGGGATCAACCTGTCGCAGCGCCTTGATCGTGTCCTTGACCCCCACCACTTCTGTCTTGATGGTCGCTGGCATCAGCGGCTGCTTTCTCTCAGGACTTCCAAGACCGTGTTGAGGTCTTTCATGGTGAAGGTTACGTCAGGGGGCCAGAAGCCGGTTTGTGCCAGGACTACGGCAAGCGCCCGGCTTACTGTCCCCCGTCCGTAGGGTTTGCATCTGCCTTCTCATCGGTGTCGATGACCTCGAGGTCCCGCACTTCGTCCAAGAACCCGTCGAACGTGTCGGCCACAGGCAGCCCAGCTGATCTGCCGGCGGTCCATGCCAGGAAAGCGATGTATTCCAGCCGAGGTGCCATCTGCAGCACCTGGGCCGACACGTTGAAATGGCGTTCGAACGCCACGGTGTTCTTGATCGAAGCAATGTCCACCACATAGGAACCCGCATCAGTCGTGAAGGCAATGTTCCCGTTTACTGCCGTCTGCTCAGCCATCTGTTCCCCCTAGTTGATGATCAGGTGGTCACGTCGCGCACGAAGCTGCCACCCGAGAATGCCACTTCCATGACCTGCAGCTCACCCACGGTGTAGGTGATCGGGTAGTTGGCGATCATCGTGTTGCTGATCGTCCACTCAGGGTTCGCCGCCCCGGGAGCGCCAGCATCCTTGCGCACCACGATTTCGGTGTCGCCAGCGCCAATCTCGCCAGCAACGGTGTTCTCGACGCTGTTGTTGCCGTAGTCGACGTAGAGGGTGATAGTGCCCTCAACGGTCTGCAGGCCACCAACCATGCGCTCTCCGGTGTCTCCGAAGGCGGTGCTGGTCAGCGGGTTCTGGCCAAGGGTCAGCGTGACTGCTGAGCACTGGTCTGCAAGCTGGACGCCGGCGATGGTCAGCGACGCCGGCTGGGAAAGGTAAGTCGTGGCCGCCATTTGGCTAGCTCCTTTGCGTTCCTACTCGGACGGTCAGATCATACGTCGGGACCTCTTGCCCCCCGATCAGCATGACCCCTGGGATGCCCCGGATGAGGCTGATACTGCTGTTCATGATGGTGTCAGCAGTGGTGATGAGGTAATCCGCCGCGTCCTGGTTGCCCGGGGGAGCGGCAAGGATCTTGATGCCGATTTCAATGTCGGCAATGTTGCTGTTGAAACAGGTGAACGTGGGGGGCTCGATCAGGACGGTGATTGGCCGTGCGTTTCGCACGTCAGTCACGACCTTGAGCCCCAGGGCGGTCAGTGACGCCACCAGAGTGCTCTGAGCGTCCGAGAAGATGCCGGTGGCCGTCATGCCACTTGCGACCTATTGACGCCCAGCAAACGGTTGATCTGGCCGCTTGATCCGAACGGAACCGGGTTGCCCATCTGCTCAAAGGACGCGAATGAGTCAACGCTGCCGCGCTCGCGGTACAGGCTGCCAGCGAACATGACAGTCCCCAGCTTCACGTCACCACCAGGCACCGTAGTCAGGCTGTCGAAATACCCCGCTTCCCGCCGGCGGCGGTAGGCGTAGGCGTTGGCTGCAGACACACAGCTGGTGATGAAAGCCGTGTCGTTGGCCGTGGCCGAAGCGATGCCCAGCCATTCCACGACATCGTTATTGACGATCCATGTGCAGACTGGCGTTGACGTGAGCGTGCCCGCCACAGGCCCACGCGCAACGTCTGCGTGAGTCTTGGCCATGAGCAGCTGATTGAGGATGATTTCTTCAGGATCAAAGATCCAATCTCCCTCATCATCAATGCCGATGTAACGGTATGTAGGAACGTCTAGCACTGTGTAAGTGCCGTTAAGCGTCGCTCCCAGCCCAGCCACCGTGACTGACTGCCCGATACCCACGTCGGTCGCCTCAAGGGTCTGGACGACCAAATAGTCGTCTGTGACCTGGCGATGGGTAATGGCGTAAACGGGCATGGGCAGTCAGTCAGGTAAGCGGCTTAGACGAAGTTCGCCTTGATGAACTTGTCGGCGTCGATCACCTTGGCGGCGAAGTAACCGCGGAAGGCGATGGTGCGAGACAGCTCGCTCGGGTTGTCAACCGAGAGGGCGCCCTTCTGCTGCTCGAACAGCTCGTAACCGCTGGCGTCGCCGATGATGACCGTGGCCGCGTCGAAGTTGCGTGAGGTCACCACCTGCAGCCCCCAGGCGGTGCCGTTGCCGGTGCCGAAGCTCATGCCGCCCAGAGCATTCTGGGGTCCCACGGCGGGGAACATCGGGCGCTTGTTGTCGTCCGACAGGCGCACCAGCTCGCCCCACATGCTCGGGTTCAGGAACATGTGCGTGGGGAAGTTGCCGTTCGATGCCGTCACGATGGTCTCGGCAGCCGTGGCAATCCAGTCAGCCCAGTAGGACGGATCCCCGACCGAAGCGGCGGTGAAGTTGTCACTGTTGGTCACGCCGGAAACCAGCGTGTCGGCGGCGACTTCCTCAGTGGCCGAAGCGTAGATCCGCGTCATGTCGTCCAGGAGGAACGACAGAACAGCCGGGTCAGTCCAGTCGAGGTCCTGCTCGCTGATGTTGACGTACCCGCCGTAGGTGCCCTTGGTGACCTGGATGTCATCCACGACGAACGTGCCCTGGGTGAGCGGGTCGAACTCGTTGGTCTGCACGCCCATGCTGGTGTTCGTGACCACCTTGGGACGAATGAAGATCTTGCCGCCGGCGGGCATGGCGCGAACGCCAACAGCGTCACAGATCGGACGGTTGCCGACGAAGTTGTTGTAGACCGGCCCCAAAATCGGGGTCGGCACCAGACCGGGCGTGTCAGCGATGGCGACCTCGGGGGCCGCAGCGCGCACAGCGGTCTGCATCCTGTCGAACTCGTGACCACCCTTGATCATGGCGCTGATGTACTCCACGGCGGTCGGCAGCTCAGGCTTCGCGCCGGCGTACAGCATGGGGTTGGTTGGGATGGTGGCCTCGGCCTCGATGGGCTCGGCCTCGATCTTGGCCTCGGACATTTCCTGATTCTCCTGCTCGGTGTTTTCGGTGTCCTGCTCCTGCTCGGGCTCCGCGTCTGCGGGCTCCGTTGCGGCCACCTGCGTGATGACCGCTTCCTTGAACGCTGGGACAGCGACCAGGGAGAGCTCGACCAGCGCCGCCTCAGTGACGGTCATGACGCCTTCGGCGTCGGTCGTGAACTTGGTGGGCTGTGCTCCCACGCTTACAGAGTCGTAAGCGCCAGCCTTAAGCAGCGCCACGGCATCGCGGCTGGCCCTGGTGTCTGCGAGGGTGGCTTCAAACTCCAAGCCCTCATCAGTGTCCTGAAGGGCGTTGACCACGCCGCGCAGCTGCGTCAGGTCGTGGTTCTCGATCAGCTTCGCGGGCTTCTGCGCCGTGTCGAAGGCCCCACGCGAGAATCGCACCTGCTGGCCATCGGAGACAGTCGCCACCGTGTCCCACGGCACAGCGATGCCCGCGATGCGGGCCGGGCGCTCGGCGTCACCAGCCTCAGCGGTGATCAGACTGGCATCAGCGTCAAAGCGAATCACGCTCAACCTCGATTTCCTCGACTGGCCGGACTTCCGCCGGCATTTCTTCGACATCGTTGAACTCGTCCAAGTACTCGTCTAGGGCAAACTCGACGTGCCGGCCCCGGGGAAGGATGTCATCCATGCTCAGGCGCTCTTGGATGGCGTGCAGGATGGGCCGTGCGCCGAACAGGATCAGATCCCGCCGAGACTCCTGCGCGTTGGAGTACGTCATACCGCTCTGGTCAATGGCAAGCAGGTAGGCGGGAATGTCCATCAGCCTGGACAATTCCTTCGTCTGATACTCGCGCCCCTCCACCAGCTGCAGCTTCGACGGGTCAACGTCGAACGACTCAAAGCTCACCAGCTCGTTCAACGCGCCAATGGCGTTGGTGCGCCTGTTGGCTGCCCACGCTGCGGCCATCTCAGCGAGCTCGTCGCCGCTCATGGGCTCGCCGCCCTTCTGCTGCAGGTAGCCGGCGGCAATCTCGTTGGTGGCGAAACGCTCTGCCGACTGGTCAAGCCTCAGCGCAATCTGAATTGCGCGGCGCCCCTGGTAGATGATGCCTTGGCTGCCGCTGTGGAATTGCACCAGCTGCGACACGTCAAGCGGGATGCCGTTGAAGTTGACCTTTTCCGCAGGCCCGAACCATTCCGGCGGTGCGTTGTCGGGCGTGTCACACAGGTTGGCCGGCAGCCACTGGAAGGTGGCGGGGTAGCCAGTCGAGTAACGGCTGGTGATCATCCAGAAGGCGCGCCCGTAGAGGATCAGATCCCGGGCGGTCTTGGCCATGATGAAGTTGCGCGTGGTCTTTGGGTCAGGGCGATTCATCCACGATTCACCCTCGACGTAAAGCTTTTCGTACTCCTGCCCGGTCCACTGCAGGGTGTAGCTCTTGATGTTCAGCGTCGCCGCCACGGTGGAGAGCAGGGAGATTGCTCTTGCCACCGTGGGGACGCTGAGGGCCGCTTCCTCAAGGG